GTAGCCGCTTGTGCTAAAAAAACGCCTTCTTCCTTGCTTGACTTGCGTAAGTTGCAATCACGACACAGGACTTGAAGGTTGTCTAAATCGTGTGTGCCCCCAGATTTCCTGCTGATAATGTGATCGATCTGAAGATTCTCATCACTGCCACAATAACGGCATTGTCTGCCATCGCGCATAAATACTCGCTCCTTATGAACTCTGTACCTACGGCTGTTCAGCTTGTCTAATGCCAATTAAATTTTCTCCAATGATCTAATGCAATGCAAGGTTCGCCATAACGATTACCAATATAGTCTAAGCCCCATTGTATTTGAGTATAACCATCTTGGTCTTTAAGCCACTCACTCTTACCTTGTGGTATTCCATAGTGTGATCCATTAACTGCTTTAGGATTCCATGCACTCTCTTTACCATAAAGTATAGATAAACATTTATATTCTTTGAGGTTATAACCTAATGCATAATAGGCATACTGTTTATAGCTTATATATTGCTTAGGTGCAGATCCACCTGCTTCAGGCATTAACAATAGAGATATCCCAATACATGCCAGCACCCCGCGACCTACCCGCCTTAGCGGGTCGCGGTGAGCCCCTGAAGGGCTCTGCCTAGCCATGGTACTGATAGTGTCAAGTAACAGCGTTAATCTTGGGCGTGTTGTCATAGATGTACCCCCTGTGGATAACTTCTGTGGATAATTACTTATCTGTTGAATAGAAGCCCTTGCCCTTAAACATTGCGGGAATAATGCCAATAACTTTGACCATAGGTGCATTGCAATAAGTACATGGGATCATAGGTCTATCGTGCCATCCATGGCTGATCTCTTGACTAAGATTGCAGTCTGGGCATCGGTAGTCGTAGGTTGGCATGTTAAGCACCTCTGTATCATGTAAGACCCACAAGCTGTGCAGCGGTCAATGTCTGCATCTGTAGGTTCGCTAGTAAGATGACCATATTTTAATATGAGTAGTGGCAATAGATCAGCCAGTCGGATGATGGCGCAATACTCGGCAGCATCTTCACCTTGTCCGTTAAGCCTTATGACTCCGAATCCCAATTCCCCCGAAGTGGATGTCCGAGCCTTTAATTGTTTTAGATATGCCAGAGGTTGAAAGCCTGCCCTTGCTTTGACTTCAACATCAAACGGCACATTAACAATATCCTTGCCACTACCCCTTCCCACACATGCGCCCTGCCACCAAGTCGATAGGTACTCAGCTACTACGCGCTCTGTGCGGAAACCTCTGTGCTTCCTTGCTTGACTAGCCATTCATAGATCCCAATAGATAGCCCAGCCATACTGAACAGATAACTATCACAACTATTGCAGCTGTAATTAGATTATCCATTGACTGTCTTACACTTCCTGCATTGCCATGTACCGACAATAGGCTGATTGTCCTTGAACTTAATCTCAGCAACAATGTTGTGAGCTTCTGTTGGCTCATTGCATAACTGGCAGTTGATCGTGTCAAACATTGGAACATCTTCAATGTTAGTCCACTCACCTGTTGTCTCGTTAAAGTATTCTAAGTGACCCATTAGCCTCTCGCCTTCTGTGGTTGCCATTTACCGACATTGTTTATCTCATACCAGATAGGTTCGCACTTGCCTTCCATGCCTGAATGACCTAAGAGTGGACATGAATAGTGTGCCCATTCTTTACCTGCCTTAGACTTGCCTGTCTTCCAGACGCGATGCCCATGCGAGCAAGTAGGCACTTCGCTTGCCTCAGCTGTGCCCATAATTGCAGCTACATTCTCCATAGCCTTGTCTAGGGTAACTGGTGCATCGACTACCTTCATATACTCATTAACTGGAGTAGTCCAATAGTCCTGCTGATCTGGTACGAGATCCTGTACCGCTGGCTTTACTACTTTTGTAGCAATTACTTTAGCCATCTCATCACGCGAGGCTTTTTGCTTGTCAATGCCCAAACCTGCATTTCCAATAGCAATCCCAAGACTCGAAGTAGCACAATTCTCCAACGCGAAATCACGATTGACATTGGAAGAACCCACAATCTCGTTGGCAAGACCTGTAGCGATTGGGAACGCATCACCGCGATCTGCATAGACCTCAGCTTTAACAATAAATCGCTTGTCCGACCAATCAAGTATTTCAGTATATAAACGACCATTTGGATACTTCTCCCAAAACATTTTAATTCTTTCTCGGACTGTAGTATATTCCTCAAGATTAAACATAGAGCTCATTCTCCTCTGATGCCAGTTGCCCAGCCAGTGCGCCGTAGCTACATAGATCCACCCAGTTATCTATGTGCTGTGCTGATTGATTAGTCCTAGCCAGTTTAACTAGCACCATAATTCCTGCCACCTGATAATCGTGTATCGGCATCTGTAAGTAAGCACTTAGCAGCATGGCTGTATGCTCTAGGTTATCGGCTGGGTGACCATAGGTAAGCCCACGATCTCGAATTGTGTCAGTGGCTGATTGTAGAATCTCTTTTGCTTTCATTCTTCCCAAAATTCCTGTCGGCTAAGTGCCCGACCTCTGTGCCAGCCTTCTCGAAGACCGCGTTCATGCCCTGTCCTATAAGCATCTATAGCTATAAGTGTCATAGAAAATATTAACCCTATAAAACAGATAATTAGTGCCTTATCTTGTACTGTCATGCTGCCACCGCCATATTATGTGAGTCGTAGTTGGTGAGCAAAACAAAAGATTCTAAACTCTCATCGTATGAAACCTGATACTTGTGATCATTTTGCTCTAAAAAAGTCCTAGCTAGTATCATGCTGGTTGCTAAGCCACCAACCCAATAACATACAGCCCAATCAAAAGAAACATCGTCTAAAAAGCGATGGTTCTGTAGATGCCAGTCATTGCCTTTCCAACCCATTATTGTCTCTGTTAATAAATCAAAGTCTTTTTCTGTGATTTTCATTTTGTACCTATCTGTAGCCAGTGCCCTTGACTGGCTTACGATAATAGTGTGACACACCGACACGACATAATCGGGTTAATTTAGATAACGATTTTATAACGGATTATCTAGGTCTGCCGTACGACTTTCCAGCCACAATGAATGTGCCGTCCTTCTGAATATGGATCAGATCCACTTGAACCTTGCTTTTATTGACATACATAATCGCAAAAGCCTGTTGCCAGTTAGCCACGCCTTTAGTATAAGCAGCTTGCTTGAAGTCCATAAGATTCCCAATTTCGACACCATGCAGGACACGCCCTATACGACCCCCAGAAGCCTCTGAGAAGGCTGAACGCCCTGCTCTGTGTGTATGTCCTGAGATGACATTCTTTCCATGCCTACGAGCCGCTTCTAGGGCTGATAAGCCCCCTTGTGGCTTGATTGGTGTGTGATCCCCATGCACTGCTATCCAGTTAGGCGCAATAGCCATAGGATTCTTGTGGAAGGTAATACCCAATTCATCAAAGCGCATAAACTTCTCAAAGCGCAGCTCTGGTAAAGCCCCGAATGCTGGGATCTTGGACATGATGACATTGTATAAACGATCCGTATGGTTGCTACGAATGCAATCCGTTACGCCTAAATCCCAGAGTAAATCAACAGCTTCATTACGATCATCATCTAGGGTCTGTGCAAATGACCCCATTCTGTTTTCTTCCCAGCGGCTAATCTGAGGTAAATCAATTTCATCGCCAATCGTAACGACCTGATCTGGCTTTAACTTCTTAATGAAGTTAGCAAGATTTCGAGTGGCTACCTTGTCCTGATAGGGCACTTGAAGATCGGACACAATAACGATTGTCTTAATCGTCATCCTCATAATCGCCAAACTTCTCTGGCTCTATGGGATCGGGCAAGATCCATGCAGGGTAGGCAGATCGCTCAATGATGATGCCCATAATCTCATCCTCAGCAAAGCCTGCCCTCTTTAGACTTTGAGCAAACTCATACATGCCAATGCAGTAAGCATCGAGTGCTGAGTAATCTTGCTCTACTAAATTCTTAGTTGCTTTTCTTGCCATGAGATAATTGTTACCTGTCTAGTAGTTGAATCACAGTTTCGACACGCGCTTCAAGTCTTGTCAATCTATCGTTCATTGACGATCCACCATTGGGTTTTAATTCAGCAAGGTAATGCTTAACTAACCAGCGGATTGAACCTATGAAGGCAGAACCAATCGTGACAAGTGCTACTGCAAAACCTGCCCAGTTAAGGGCACTCATTACTTTTTAATGCCGAGTGCTGTGTCGTTAGGCGATAGATAGCGCAACACTGGAGGCAAAATAGATGCAACGCCAGCTGCGATAAGTGCCTTGGGATCTGTGACCCCTGCTGCTGCCATTGAGATAACCGCTACTAAAAAGGCTCTAGCCCATGAACCTGCTGCTGTCTTTAGTTCATTCATTACTTGCTCCTAACATAGGTACTTGAAAAAAAGCCCCATCATCGTCAGCTTCTTGCGTAAACGAGATGTGACAGTGGTGTGTGTGTTTGTTAGCCCCTGTGTACTCTCGCCATGCCCAAGACTTTTTGCTTGAGGCAATACGACCATCAAAGATAATGTAGGTAATGCGCTTTTCTCTTTTAGACTTGCATAAGAGACGAATCTGATCTGCAATATCTGGCATGAGATCTGGCTTGGACTTACCACTGACATCACGATCA